AACATTAAATTCCGCGAGTGCGCCCCACGTGTCAGCGGGCTATTCGCCCTCCATTCAAATAAATACCTCACTCCCCTTCCTCATTTTCCTCACTCGCTGGTTAAGATAGAGTTTGCAAAACACTGTTTGAGGAAAGCCTAAATAATGCCTTCTTCTTCAAAACGACAAAACAACTTCCGTCTACAAACCAAATATGTTTTTCTTACTTATCCCCATTGCAGCTCTACTGCAACAAGCCTCAGAGACTTTCTCTGGGAAAAACTCTCACGTTTTGCTATTTTCTTTATTGCTGTTGCTACTGAGCTCCATCAAGATGGTACTCCCCATCTTCACTGTCTTCTTCAGCTTGATAAAAGAGGGGATATACGTGACCCTTCTTTTTTTGATTTTGAAGGAAACCATCCAAATATCCAACCAGCTAAAAATTCTGAACAAGTCCTTGATTACATATCAAAGGATGGAAACGTCATCACGAGAGGAGACTTTCGAAAACACAAGGTCTCCCCAACTAAACATGATGAACGATGGCGAACTATTATCCAGACTGCAACAACTAAGGAGGAGTATTTGAGAATGATTAGGGATCAGTTCCCTCATGAATGGGCGACCAAACTACAATGGCTTGAATATAGCGCCAATAAACTGTTCCCAGATATAGAGCCTCCATATGAAAACCCCTTCTCCCCCATTGATCTTCAGTGCCACGAAGAAATACAGGAGTGGCTGAACAGAGACCTGTACGTGGTAAGCGTCGATGCTTACACTTTAATTCATCCAAATATCAATTACCAAACAGCAACTGAAGATTTGATATGGATGGATCATTTTACCAGGAACCCGAACAACTCCAACACCGAAGGAACTCCCTCTACATCTGCGGACCAACTCGTACCGGAAAGACCAGCTGGGCCCGCAGTCTCGGCAGACACAACTACTTCAACGGAGGAGTGGACTTCACCACGTACGACATTAACGCCACCTACAATATCGTCGACGACATCCCCTTCAAGTTCTGCCCAAACTGGAAGCAACTAGTGGGTTCCCAGAAGGACTTCACCGTAAATCCAAAATACGGCAAAAAGAAGAGGATCAAAGGGGGAATACCATGTATTATATTAGTTAATAATGACGACGACTGGTTATTAGATATGTCTTCCTCTCAGAAGGAATACTTTGAATCCAACTGCAAGATCCATTATATGTATAGCGGCGAGACATTTATTGCTCCTGAATCGTCGAGTCACTGAACGTGCCTCTCCTCATAGGAGGGTATATAGAGTGTAATTATTGTAAGGTGTCTTTTTTTCCTTTTCGTGTGTTTTTGTATTCCGGGTTTTTATTAATACGATTTGAATTTCTCTACACTGAAGCTCATTAATATGAAATCAAAATAACAACATTTTTATTGATTGCCAACGGATTTGAAATACATGCGGAATCTACCGCCAACTCTTACAGTAACACCACCACCAGGAGCACATACAAGGTATAGTGCTCCTTCCTTAATATCAGCAACATCACCAGTGGAAGAATTCTTCCACTCAGTACTAACTCCTAAACGTTTAAAAAATTTGGTCATGTGCCTCCAATTATAACAAGGCCCAGGCCCATAATATGATGTGGACTGAGACTTACTGGGATCAATCCCATTAGACTCCAGCATCACGGACCAAGACTTTTTAACGACAAACCTATGACACACATTCCTCGTTACAGTCCAAGTCCCAGGCTGATCTTGATAGAGACTATCAAAAATAGCCGATGGAGAAGGATTCGTATCACCAGGGTTCTTGTCGTACACTAACCAGAAGTGGACTGGAAACTTTGCAACCCTAGCCACCATAGACCCATCCAAGGCAACCCAACACTTGATAGCCATCTTGTACGTTATGGTCCGGTTAGTGTGCCTGCAGTTCTCGTTCGCCCCTTGAGGGTAATTAGTGAACAAATAAGTTCCCCCACCAGGCGAGAACGTCACACCAGCCTTGTTGGTCGTCCACAGATACTCTGCGACCTGCAGTGACGGACGCCTATTACCAATAGGACGTCCTGGTTGGTTAACTAACTGCTCCAACTCCCGTTGAGATTTAACTCCCAGAGCCTGATACGCCTTTGCATTACGACCCCTTTTCCTGCTGTACACTTGTCCCTTAAATCGGCCCGACATTTTGCTGAGGTTGAGAACCGGGTCTACCAGGGGTATTACCAAACCCTATCTCAGTCGTCGTCCTCTGCTTTTTCGCCTTTAATAATAATATCAAATCTTTTAAAAATAAAGAATAGGCAAGATAAATGATTCCCACTGAAAAAAGAATAATAATTAAAGCAACGACGACTTTCGAAAATACGTGCTCGGATGAATCACCTGCTTTCGCGCCAGAAAAAGACTCCTGCGTCTGAACAGGGGTATAAGAGTAATTTTCCTCAGAAGGGAATATTTGATAGTAGGCGCCTAACATTTTTCACACCTTTATGTCACATCACCTTTATATAGCACTAACTTATCCTCACGAGGATTTTTGCTTTTTCCTCGCGATATCGCTCGCACTAACGTGCTCGCGTGGGGCCGGGCACTCGCGGGT